CTCTTCGAGGAGCTGTGCTGATACCAGTAAGGCAATAACCCGATCGAGTTTTTCATTCGTCTTATCTAACCTATCGCACACAGCACGCTGGAACTTCTCAAGTTTACTTGATTGCGATGTCATCGAGGGGAGGGAGCGTTTGAGCTGCGTCCCAATTTACAGCGTATGACACGTGTGTGCCATCCATCCACTTATCCGGTCGCTGGAAAACGAACCAGCAGCTTGTGACCGAATCACGAGATGCGCTGACTGAGCTAAAGCGAGGCCGTGGCGACAAAATGATCATGTTCGACAACTTGTTAGACAACAGAAAATTCCTGCGCTTCGTGACCGGCTCGATAAATGAAAGTCGATCAAGTACTGCTATACCTTCCTTAGCTACCTGTATGCCGTAGTCAAGTATGTACTCGCTGTAGTCGTTAATACCTGTTGTGTTGGCAATAACCCAGTCATATTGTTTGTCCCGCATGGTCGTCCACCAGATCGGGTTAACCAGATTATCGGTGTCCTTATTCGTCGTGACTGTGAGATTGTGCGCTCGGAGCTGGTTGCTCAGAGTATCGTTTGGATCATATGGGACTAACACTGAGCCTTGAATGTAACTGTGCTTGATCAGTTGATGCGTTACGCCTTCAGGGATTGTGTAAAACGATGCCATGCGTAAAACGGAAGAATGTGTGGAGTTTAGCAAACAGCTTGAGCGCTGACCTCTTTTGTGATTAACGTTGAGGAAGCAGCTCTATCGATATGCAACTCGACTGGATGAGCCAAGAGCAAGAATTTTTACATAAGCGCGTGATGATGGACGCCAAGAAGTTGGACAAGGACGGACTCCTGCAGATTCTTGAAATGGTGCATAAACAGTCTTTGATCAACAAACGATTGTTTTCCAGCCTCGCCTCGTGGTGCGCTCGGAACAAAGTCATTCTTCCAGCGTTTGATGAGTTGTTAGCAAGTAGAGAGGTTGTTCATCCTGTTGATACTCCCGAAACCCCAGCCGCTTGAGGTACTTAGCTAAGGCAGCGGTCCGTTCTGTTCTGGGCATAATCATATATGGTTTATCGTTTGCGATCTGTAGGTGCACTTCCAGTATCTTCAACGCAGTACGTAGGGTAGCCACAGAGCGCGGACGTTGACGGTTGAGAACCGAGCGGGCTCGCTTGTTTTTACGATTCCAATACCAATCGTTTGCAGCACGTCTCGATTTGTGAATCGTGAGACCTACGTTGTAAGCGAATCCTTTGTCTTCAACATAGAGGCATACCCACTCACCATTTTGTTTTATCTTTGTTGAGATGCAATTTAGGTACATAATAAAAACGGCCTTCCGAGGAAGACCGTTGCTTGGCTTCGTGTTTACGTTAACTCAGAAATCGATTCCGAGTGCTTTTGCTTGTTCTTCCGTAAGCTCCACCTTCTTCCCCTTCGGTGAAGGAGGCTCGGCAGACTTCAGAGCTTTAGCTTCGGGTTCGGGTGCAGCGAACGTGCGCTCAGGAGCTTGACCCCGCGTGGCCGCAAAGTCAGCTTTGAGTGCGGCATGATCGCTACCTAGAGGCAATTCGATCAGGTCAGCACCAGGGATGCTGCTCTTCAGTGCGTTCGCCGCCAGACCCGTTCCGTCTGCGGCCAGCCACTGCGACACGTCTTTGAGGAGCTTTTCCTCTTCGTCGTTCTGAGCAGGACGGTCGTTGAAGTCGAGGCAGTTGAAATTGATCTTCGCCCCATCAGCACCGGTCACTGGATCGCGCTCGTTAAAGGAGCGAGTCACGAACTTGGTTGATGTAATAACAGACGCACAATTAATGCGGTTGTTATAAAGGGTCTGGAAGTACGCGACGAAGTTCTTCTGACTGGATTTGCCAGAGATCATCGAGGTCGTGACGCACCGAGGCGGGAGCAGCCTGTGGTTGGGAGACACACCGATGTACGCGATACGGAGGAACTCCTCCTGGTTACGCATACCGAGGTTGCCAAAATACGGTGTGAATCCAATGAGGATGAACTCAATAGGAATACCGTTGTCGTTGCGATCTACGATTGCGTTGTCAGGATCAACGTCGGACTTCCAGCGGCGAGCTTGAAGATCGATACGTAGAGTGTGAGGCGGAATGTTGCAGAGGATTTCGGATTCCGAAAAATCACCAGCGATAAACATGGTCAGCAGAGATCAGAGGGAAAAGTCAATCGAACCGAGAGCAGCAGCGGCAACCTTGCCCTTTTCGGGGTCGGCTGCTTTTACAGGTGCTTTACGCGAAGCCTTAGGCAGGTAAAGGACCTTATCCAGATTGTAGTTGAGGTAAGACTTGTCGTCCTTCTCCGAGGTGGAGACTTTACCAACGCCAATGGTTGGCGTTCCCGGAGCTAGCTCAGCAAGTTGTGCCGAGAGTTCGCCCCATGCGGAGAGCTTCATCCACGCAGTTTCCTGATCCTCGGTTTGCCATGCGAGCGATCGGTTGGTGACGGTGTTATCACCGATCTCCATCTCCTCAGCTTTCGGACCGAGGCCGCCAGTCGCGATGAAGAGGTTGATCGCCAGAAGATCCTGGAAGTTTTCCTCAGTCACCACGAGCATGGGCTGCATCTGCAGCACACCGTCAGGAGTTGGCCGCGTGGGACCAATCGCTAGAACGGTTTGCCCTTCTTCGAATTTCTTCAGAAGCTTGCCGACGTAGTGGTCAGCCTTCTGCAGCAGCTGGACTTTCGTCGCAACACGCTTTTCGTTTGATGGCAGGGATTCTGCAAGTACATTTACAGTTCCGTCGTCTTCAGCGGCGCTCGCTGTGACCCGAAGGCCGAGGATAAAAACGTTCATGGTTCCGGTTTGGTTTGAGTGTCCGACGGCAGTCGAACCGCACCATGGTACCAGCGCCGGAAAGTTTTTGGGTTAAATCAAGCTACTTGTTGCAAGTGCCTGTATATTGTTGCTCTGTGTACTTTTAAAATTTTGGCAAGCTGGTTTACGCTGGCTCCCTCGCGTCGTTGCGCTTTGAGGATTTCTATATCACCAGGAGATAATTTCGAATGTTTTGCGGATTTGTAGTCAAAGTGCAGCGGATTAATGCACTGCGTGTTGCCGCAGCGTGGCTTTGGGTAATAGTTGTCCTTAGGGATGTCCAGATATTGGAGAATCGAATAACGGACATATATTCGTTTTCCGAATACGTAAAAACAAGGTTGTTTGTTTGAGAATGAACCTTGCCACTGAAAACATTTTGTATACTCAAAGTTATTAAAAGCTAAGTCGCGGAACAACTTAGCTAAGGTCGACTCCTTTATTTGTTCGTAACTTATAGAGTACTGAGTGGCATCTACAGCTCGGCAGATATCTACAGCTTGTGCTTGTACATGGGCTGTATCGTTGGATTGCACAGCTAGTAGTAGTATTTTATCATTACGTTCAAGTTTAATTGAGTACTGGTTCACGCTAGATTATTTATTGTTAAATAGAACGTCTTTAGAGCCCCAGAAGTTGACGAGCGCCTTCTCCAATAGTCGGGGAGCGTCGAGCAATTTCCCGCATTTGCGCAGCCGACACTCCCTGAGACTTAAGGGCTTCCACATCTTTCAAACCAAATCCAGTACCCCCCGCCGAGGCGGGATCATAGGATCGGGCGATAGATTCAGTTCGTTGTGCCTGCGTGGGAACGTACCCCAGTTGTTGTGCCGCGCCTGGACCCACCATCGGTGCGCTTTCTGCTAATCGTTTCAGAGTTGCTTCATCAACTCCACGGGATTTCAGCGCCTCCACGTCTTTTAAACCAAAACCAGCCTCACCATATTTTGAGTAATCAAAATTAGACACTATTGCATTTAAGTTAGATTGTAAGTTCGAGATAACGTTTTTCTGCTCAGTTAGTAAATCGGATACAGAAGAAGACTCTTTAGACTCCTGTGGCGGCGCCTGGGTCTGAAGGCTCGCTGAGTACCCTAAGCGCCTTCCTCGCCCTTGTGGACCGGAGGGACCAACTTGAACATTGAAAGGAGCTGCGTACGAGAAGGAGCCCTTAATGTTGTACTTACTAAATTCAGACCCAGGGATCTTGTCATCTTCGGTAGAAGCCAAAATTGCGTCTCCTACTGGAAGCGGCTTTATCGGAGAATCGTCTGGTTTTTCGACTTCCTCTGGTTCGCTGTCCGTTACTTTACCTGCCGTCAAATTTAACTCGGGGAATAATTGAGCCAGCATACTCTTGGATACGCCAGCCTCCGGATTAATACCGAATGCGGTTCCAGCTAAGTTAAATCCGTATGAAGGGCGTTTCCGCGTGGCCACAGAACTACAAGCTACCTTTTGTGATCATAGCAAGTTTGTCCAGACTCTATCTATTTAATCTCTTCAAAAAATCTTCTGAGGTAGTGTCCTTTTTTAACAACCATATCTAATGTTTTTAATTTAAACAGTGCGTCCTCATAGCTTTTAAATATCTCCGCTTTCGTTTGATCGAATTGGTACTGCACCAGAGTCGAACCCTCGATCGCCTTTTCGACAAATTCCCCGCGTGGGCTCAGGATCGCCCAGACCTCTCGGAATCGTA